TACCTGCATGAAAGGGTTTGGTATAAGTGGGTAAAATATGGAATTAAAAAAGATAATAAATGATAAGTTCATATTATATATTTGATGATATTATAGATTCCGATGAACAAAATATATTAGAATCTGAAATATTAAGTGCTAACACAAATTGGTTAGAACATAAAAATATAACTGGAGAATTTGGTGGAAATATGCATGAATCGTTTCCGGGTAATGTAATATATTGGAATAGTGTTAGTGATTTGGTATTATCTATAGTTTCTAAAATAGAAAAAAATACTGTGGAGATATTAGATATGCAATTTGTAAAAACTATAAGACGTAAAATAAACAAAACATCACCATTAAATACTCTATACGATGCAACTAAATTGATGCATATTGATATGGGTGATGACCACATAGTTATTATTTATTATATAAACGATTCCGATGGAGATACCATACTATTTACTAATAAAAAAGGAAACTCAGCGGAAAACATTAAAGATAATTTTAGTTCTATTAATACTGATGATTTCCAATTATTAAAAAGAGTATCTCCTAAGAAAGGTAGAGTTTTAGTATTTAATGGTAATTTATATCACTATGGAGAATATCCAAATAAAGGAAATCGATTTGTAATAAATTATAACACTGTTGCTAAAAATAAAATATTAAAAAATTTAATATAATGAACAACGATAATAAACATGTTATGATTAAGGAATTTTTATCGAAAGATGAATGTAAACTTATTTTAAACAAATATTTAAAAGAATTAGATTTAACACCCGCAAAGGTAATGAATGACATTATTGATACTAATGTTAGAAAATCATCAATTGCATTTATAGATAATATAGATATTATAGATGAAAGATTGAAAAACGTATTGAAACAAAATATACATATTAAAGGATTTGATGTAACGGGTATAGGTCCTTATCAATTTACAAAATATGAAGTAGGTGAGTATTATAATTGGCATACTGATAGCGATACTGATGAATATAAAGATAGGTATTGTTCAATAGTTATTCAGTTAAATGATGAATATGAGGGTGGGTATTTACAATTGAAAGATAATAACGGAAATACATACGCATTTGAAAGAGGGCTTGGTAATTTATACATATTTTTTTCAAATATAATTCATAGAGTTTTACCGGTAAAAAGTGGAATTCGTTATTCTTTGGTTAATTGGGTATCTTTAGAAAAAATAGAAGGATATAAAAAAACTTTGATATGAAAAAAGTAGTAATAGTTGGTGGGGGAACTGCGGGTTGGTTAACTGCATTGTATGCTCAGCGATTTTGGAAAATGAATGATATCACTTTAATAGAAAGTTCTAAAATTGGTATATTAGGTGCAGGTGAGGGTTCTACTCCTAATTTTCCAGGTATAATTGCTGATTTGGGTATCGATGAAAATGATTTTATTATAAAGACTGATACGGTATTAAAAAAAGGAATTGATTTTATCAATTGGTCACCTGATAAAAGTAGTGAATTTCTACATGATTTTGGAAAATTAAATAATAATAAGGTTTATGGATATCATTTTAATGCAAGATTGGTAGCAGAGTATTTTAAAAATATAGCATTAGAAAGAGGTATTAATTGGATAGATTCTGTTATTATGGGATTCAATAAAGATTCCGATGATAATATAAAAGATATAAAATTAGAAACGGGTGATATTATATCTACGGACTTTGTGTTTGATTGTAGTGGGTTTGCAAGATTGGTAATTGGAAATGAATATAAATCAGAATGGATTTCATACGGAAACCAATTAACAACCAATTCAGCAATAGCATTTTTTGAACCAATGGATAACAATTTTGAATTGAGAGAGCAGGCAAATACAAAATGTATAGCAATGGATGCTGGATGGATGTGGAGAATACCAACTAGAGGTAGATATGGAAATGGGTATGCATTCTCTGATAAATATATAAGCGTAGATGAGGCTAAAGCTGAGGTAGAGGCGTATTTGGGTAGACCTATTGAAATCGTAAAGACATTTAAATATGAGGCGGGGCACTTTAAAGAAAGTTGGGCTAAAAATTGTATAGCTATAGGATTATCCAGTGGATTCTTAGAACCATTGGAAGCAACCGCAGTGATGACTCTGATTATGTCTTTGCAGTTTATAGATAAATTGGGCGATAGTAGATTTGAAAACCAACATCACATTGAAAGTTATAATGAGTATATGGAAGATATTAATAAACAAAATATGTTGTTTGTTAGATACCACTATCACTGCTATAGAAACGATACTCCTTTTTGGAAAGAACTATACGATATGAAACTACCGGATGGACTGGCTAAATTGCTGGAAAATGATAAGGTTTTGCATATACAATCCGGTGATGAGATTATGAATACCATCGGATGTAAGGAGTTTCCTGTTTTTAGTATATATAGCTATAGATGTATATGGAGAGGTCACAATCAAAAAATTAAAAAAAGCTTGATATAATGGAGAAGTTGTATTTTGATGATACCACATATATTTGGAAAACTAAATTAAACTTAGTTGAGTATAAGAAATTACTTTTAAAAGAAGCAATCGATGTGATTGAATCGCAACCCGAAGTGAAGAGTGATGGATTCGGTTATAAACAAGAATGGAAAGAAAATTTAAATTTTTTAGGAGAAATTATCATAAATAATAAGTTAGACGAAGTTGTTAAACGTGGCATTAATTGTTGTAAAGAGATATATAAAGAAAAAAATATAGAATACAACAAAATTAATACAGATGCTTGGGTGAATCTAGTCCGTTCTAATAACCCAGTTCAAATTCAGTTTAAACACGATGAAATGAGAGGAGTTGATAAATACCACACTCATACTGAAATAAACAAAAAAAATAAATCATTTTTTCCACATTATACATACGTTTATTATATTCAAATGCCGGATACAATGAAAGGGGAAGATGGTGTATTATATTTTAGAGGTGAAAATAAAAAAGAATATTGGATTAGACCTGAGGAGGATGATATAATAGTAATGGAGGGGTGGATGCCACATGCTCCAAATAATGCACCAAATTCTACAATAGATAGGATTGTATTAGCAGGTAATGTTGGATTTGAAAATGTAAAAAAACAAAGTAGCTTAATATAATGTTAGTTGATAATAAATTTATATTTGTTAGTTTACCCAGAAGTGCATCAACTTCTTTTTATATATCATGTTTGAAAAACAAAATATCTGTTGAACATTATGATAATGTAATAGGATTAGGTCAAGTTAATATTGATATTTTTGAGCATGATAATGAAACTATTGCAGATAATATTATGCATGCGCACGAAAGATTAACAAGTTTAGAAAAAAAGTTTGGTAATCATTATGAAATTATTTCTGTTAAACGAAATAGACATGAACGTTTTTTATCTTTATGGAAGCATGTTATAGATGAAACCTATAGAATAGGAGAATATGATACATTTGATAGATTTATAAAATTAAATGTGGATGATATATTATTTTATAAAAGTGAAGATTTGATTTATAATAATAAAAAAATTGATATAATTAAAAAAATAGCATGCAATTCAAATTATAAAAATATACATCCACAATTAGCTACAATGATAAACATATTAATATCACCAACATCTGATTATCATAATAATGATAACAGAATTAAATGGTTTGATTTTAATAAATTAAATGAATTGGAAAATTGGGTATCTGATAAATTAAATGTAGATTTTAAGTTAGAACAAAGTAATTCCAGTAAACATTTTGATTCTAATATAAAATTGAATGATAACTTTATAAATAAGTATAATTTGATTTATGATATTTATGATTTACCAAAAACGAATAAAACATTAATATGATTGATTTTACTGATGTTATAAAATCGTGGTGGATAGCTGAGAACCCAACTGAAAAAGAATCTCTTTTAGCCAAAAAAAGATTAGAAATTTGCTTAAATTGTTCAAATTATAAGCAATTATTTAAGAAAAAGAAGTGGTCGGCTATATGCAAAGGATGTGGCTGTCCAATATCTAAGAAGATATTCTCCCAAACGATAAATCCATGTCCATTGGATAAATGGATGGAAATTGATAAACGATATGGTAATGGTATGGATAAAAAAGAAG